GGGACCATATACTTGCAGACATTAGTGACCCAGCACTCATATCTGGGTATGCCTGCATCTTTAAGCAGTCTATCTAGTTCTCTACCAGATGCGCCCACAAACGGCTTACCTACGGCTGTTTCCTCGAATGACGGAGCTTCACCTAGTATCATCAGCTTTGGTCCTACTGGACCTATTCCGGGTACATACTTATGCTCCATTATTCCTCCGGTCCTAGTGGAGTTTCAACCTCTCGAATTACAGCCATATATTTCTTGTAGAGTTCGTCCCGTTCCTGCACCACCTGTGCCGCGAGCCGTGGGAGGCCAGACCAATCGTGGAGTGTATCTGGAGGCGGTTCACCCTTCAAGCCAGCAGCCACACCAGTGAGTAGCTCAGCGAGTCGCTCGCATAGCTGATGTGCCTCCTCGATCTGCGCGTCTTTCGCGTCACTGGCTTCTCTCTTCACGATTGCAATGGCCTGATTGATTTCATCTGCTAACATCACTTCTGCCGTGACTTCATAGCCCAGAAAATTGGTGAGTAGACTTTCCAACAACAGTAATTCATCCTTAGTCATTCTCGTGGCTCCAGTATAGCCTCCACAATCAGGTAGGCTATGTGAATGGCCTCTAGTTCAGTCACGCTTGGGAATCTGTGTTTTAGTATCTTGGCTATTGTCTTTACCTTCTCCGTTAGTGTCATCCTTCACCTCGAATAGTTTTGAACACACAGTGCATACCCACAATCGCCTGATGGGTAACCATTCCATCATTCTGGAATCTTCATTCTGGCAATGCGGACACTTCGGTAATTGGCTCATTAGCTTTCTCTCTTTCAATTACCTTGACATGAATTGCACGATATCCTTTCATTGGAACCTGTACTGGCGTAAACTCCACCATCATGCCAGTCTTCAATTCTAAGAATGGAACTGTATCCTGTCTCAGGCTAGTCCAATGAAAGAAGATGCGTGTAAACTCAATCTCCCTTGATGAGATAAAGCCCCATCCTTGTTTACTCACCTTGATGATTCTTCCTACTGCCTTGTTGGTAGTCTCAGTCATTTCCTTCCCTGTTCTTTCATTCAATCGCGCACAGAAAAGCGGGGATGTGTCCGTGAACTACTCGCGGTAGCCTTAGACACATCCCCTATCACCAGACTCAGTTTAGACTAATGTAGCCCTCTTCTGTCTGACTCACAGTGAGCACTAGTCTTTCACTTCGTCTGATGAATCCTCGTCTTCCTCATCTTCCTCATCACCTTCAAACTCTTCCTCATCCTCGTCTGGCTCGTCTCCGTCTTGTTCCGCATCTTCTACATCTTCTTCCGGCTCATCGAACGGGAGAGGAAGCTGCTCTGGTTCCGCGTGTGTGTAATACGTCATCTGTCTGTACCTCTGTTGTAGTGGGGAATGAATCTCAAAAGAGGGGGTAACGATATTCTGTTACCCCCACTTGTGTACTAGCTACGGAGTGCGCGATACTTGTGGCTGACCTGATTCTTCATGCGTCCCTGCCACTCGCCTGTCTCGATGAACACCTCCACCTGCTTGCCCACAGTGTTGGAGAGTTCGTACCGCTGACCTGACTGGGGACTCACTCCGAAGCTCTCCAAGAATCCGCGTGCGAATCCCAGAGCCTTCGAGTTGAAGTTCCAGTCCAGAGGAACACCTGCGAATTCCTCTGAGCCGTTGTCAGCGTTTTTCACGATGACAGCCTCCACCGGATAGTTGGTAGAGCCTCCATCCTTCGATGGTGCTTCTCCGATGTTGTTGATGGTGACGACGTACCACGCGGGTTCCACGATCTTCCCGCGCATGAGATCACGTTCCGAGAAACTGATGATAGGCACTGTTGACTCCTGTTGTTGTTGGTTGTTAGAACTTCGTCGTCGTTGTTGTTAAGGTGGTGATTGCCGGTTTGATGTACGTGTCGTACAGGGACTTGTCGGAGAATAGAATCTCCTTTGGAAGTCCTAGTGCTGTCCGTGCAAAGTCATCACCAGTGTGTTCAGTCAGTAATGAGTAGTCACCTCCTGCTCCTTCTACAAATCCCTTCTTGATATTGAAGTGATAGACCTCACCACAATATGCAGGGATTTTCGCCGCAACTTTGTTCCCGGCTGTCACGATGCTACGGGAAATATGTGTAGTCTTATTCGTGGTATCCCGATACTCTGCCTTCACTACGTGGGCAATCAGGATAATGTTGACCTTGTGGAAGGTATGAATGTCCTTCGTCAATGCTATGAGTTCTTGCAATGCACTTGACTCCGCGTTGTAATCCTCTAGTTCATTGACTGCAATACCTGCAATCAGCTTACCTGCTGATGCACCTGAACCTCTGGTCTTGCCATACTTTGCCTGTAGGGTCTGACGCAGAGTCATGTCTGCCATGCTCGTGATTGAATCGAGTACTATGGTCTTGTAGGGGCAGTTAACTTGAAGCTGCTCTAGCTTCTTTTTCGGAGCAGTCCAGTCGTCGTAGTCATCGTATGTAATTGAATTTGGTTCAATTCCCCACTTCTTCATGGGTAGGTAGATACCATTCATCTTCCTGTCCCACGAGAACCAATACTGAGGTGTAGGGAATGAGAGAGCCTGAGTAGACTTGCGTGTACCTGGCTCTCCCTTGAACATACAGTACAGTGCATCAAAGTTCACACTAGTCATGGTAGGCATTAGTTCACAGTCTCCTTCTTATCCTTCCATACATCTTCTGACTCTTCAGTCCATGGCTTCTGAGGCTCGGCTTCCCAGACTGTGCTACATTCCATACACTTGACTGCGAAGTCGAAGTACTCGTCGTCCGTAATCATGTGTAGCGTGTCACACTTGCAGACTGGACAGTAGTCCATCTGAGGCATTACTTGTCCTCCGTTTCTAAGACTGGAATTACGTGCCAGTTGCTCAGAGTGAGGTTATCAATATCAGTTGTAGGTTTTGCATCTGATAATGCCTCATCGAATGATTCAGCCTCGACTACACTCGCTCGGGTCCAGATTTCATAGATGACGAATTTCATTAGTCCTCACTCTCTTTATTGGTGGGGTCCCACACTGGTCCTACCATGTAATCGTTACGCAGAACTTCAACTCGCATGTTTCGGTCAGCCTCGCAGACTGACTTGTATGGACATGACCCGAAGAGGTTGTCACAGTGCGTGTAGTCAGGAGGCCAGTAGTCTGACTCCGCATACTGAACGAACTTGTATGCGTAGTAGGGGAGTATCTCGCCTTGCCACTCTAACAGTCTATCAGCAGAGTAGTTAATGATCTCGCGTGTCAATCTCTCTGCGATTGGTAGACTAGTCTGCAGGCCGATTTTGTTCACGATGACATGACGTGACTTGAGTAACACGCACTGACCTGAGAACTGATTCGACAGAGTAGTCTTATCTCGTCTCTGCTTGAAAGTCTTGTGGTCCATCGACACAATTCCAATCTGATTCGTGTCCACGATCAGATCAAACTTCGCCTTCCAGAGTACTCTGATTTCATCATCCTCATAGATGACTCTGCCATCTACATGCTCACACTGAAGGGGAATGAATGAATCTCCCTCGTAGTGTTTGAAGTACTGCTCGCATGTGTCGAGTGCGAATCGCCAGCCTACTGTCCACTTCTCGTTCTGTTCCGGCGTATTGACCATACCCGGATATTCCTGAAGTTCGTGTCCGCAGGTTGGTGTTCCTGACTGTAAGTCCGCACAGTATGGACAGCCTGATACGAAGAGTTGACCTGCAATCAGGGCATTGCCTACACAGGTTGTAGTAGGGAATCCATTGATCTTGTGCTTGTAGTAGACTTCGAGTACCTTGTGAATCAGCTGACCCACTTCTAAGGAGTTTGACTTGCCTCGAAGTGGTATCATCCGATGATTGAATCGAATGTCATAGTACCGGCCACAACTCATCATGCTTGACAAGGTGGTCGCATCGAATATGACATTCTTCTTCGGTGCCGGTATTACGTCAATCGACATTTCTGACTCCTATTTCAATCAGCTCTAGCTTCCATTCATTCAACTGGTTCCGCACTAGTCGAATGCGCGTCCCATCTTCAGCGTTGAATGATATCTTCCACACGCTCTGGTCACGTC